TTACTTATTCTTAATAAAACCAAATTCATTAAGCGGTGAGAGTCGGAACTCCACCACTCCCTTGATTTGACTGGCTTTGATGAGCCCAAATTCTCGGCTGTCCTTCGTATTTTCCCGTCGGTCATTAAGAATCAGATAAGTATCTTTAGTAATTTTATCTGACTTTGAGCCCTTCAAATCCATAATAGAGAAATCATGAGTATAATAACCTGAACTTCCTGCTGAAGCCAAATATTTCTCGCGCATTTTCTCAATGTATTCTTCCGACATGACCTGACCGTTCAGGTAAAGGAGGTCATCCATATAGGTCACTTGATCCTTTTCCAGGGCAATAACCCGGCCGACATAGTCTTTGCCGTCCACTTCATAGAGAACAAAGTCTCCACGCTTGATGTCTTGCTTTCTCGTCGCCAAGACCAAGTCATTCTTTGCCAAATAAGCATTACTGTCTTGCTCAGTCACTCGATAAGGCGTATAAATAAAAACTCTCAGCCCTATAATGATGGCTGCTAGAACTGAAAAAATAATGACATTTCTTAATAAATCTCTCTTTAACATCTGTCTCTCCCATCTCTTTTATACCATTATATCATTTTTAGATGAAATAGACAAAGGGACAATCTTATTTCAAAAATCAAAACGCTGACGTGTCCTCCTTCTCAAGCAAGATAATGGTCATCACTTTGACAAGAAAAAACCGATGATTTTTCAATCAACGGTTCTTTTTATTGTCTTAGATTAACGTACTGTACGGCTACAAATGCGATTGTTGCGACTAGGCAAACGCCTAAAAGTTGGCTTGTTAATGTTGGTTCCATGTGTTACTCCTCTAGTTAAACAGCGATACTTGCTGATTTGCGTTGAAAATTTCATCTTTCAGCTCTGGGCTGATAGACCAGCGACGAATGAATGATACAGCGTCATAGTCTGCTGGTGCGACTTCGATTTCTTTGACAACTTCCTTTTCAATCGTCTTGGTTTCAAGACCTTTCAAGGCTTGTTCTGCTAGTCGCTCGTTCTTCTCTCGCAAGCTTTCATTTGCGCTTCGTGCAAGGTTGAGTTGGCGCTTGACTTCTTGCAGTTCTCTGACTGTTGGATTGTCGCCTTTCTCAATCCGTTCAATCTGCTCTTGCCTGCTTTCCTCTGGCAAGGTTGCGATAAGATGTAATGCTGTTGTTCCTAAATGGTGCAACGTTGCACTATTTGGCAATTCGTTTGCAATCTTCATCATTCGTTTAGCTGATGTGTGGTCTATTTCAACCTTTCTTAGCCAGTTCATAAACTGCCCATGCACTAAGTCATGCTCCTTAACATGATTAAGCCGTCTGCCGATTTCCCAAATTGACTGACCGGCAAGTTGCTTGTGGTGATTGATTTCAAGCTCAATCTGCGCTAAATTGTCAGATAATGCTATTTCGTTCATAAATTTCCTTTCTAATTTGGTATAATAGAGATAATAAAATGATTGGAGAATTACTTATGAAACTTGATGTGCGTATTTGTTTCAGAGATGCCACCAAAACCATTACGATTGATACTCCTTCGAAATGCCCACACTGTGGCAGAACCATGTCCCCTCAACACGTTGGACAAAGTACAAGCTCTGAAAGCACAAGCGTTTCAGAAGAAGGAAGATTTTCTGTTATTTTTCGATGTTCTTTTGAGGACTGCTTGAAATATTTTGTAATAGAATACATCCACGATGATTACGACAATGCATCAATGGTAGACTATACATACCGTCCACCTATCAAGGTAAAACTCCCTGAAAATATAGAGAAAGTTTCTCCTATTTTTGTTGAAATCTATTCTCAAGCAACGGTTGCAGAAAAAGAGAAATTAGATCAGATAGCGGGTGTAGGCTATCGTAAAGCAGCCGAATTCCTCATAAAGGACTACGCAATTTCTAAAAATTCATCTGACGAAGAACACATCAAATCAATCATGCTTGGAAAAGTAATCGCTGACTACTTGAATGATTTTCCAAAAATTCAAGCTTTAGCAAAATCCGTCGCTTGGATTGGAAATGATGAAACTCATTATGTCCGCAGACATGACGGTAAAGATATTCAAGATTTAAAGAAGTTCATTCTCTCAGCAGCTCAATTTATTGCTGCTGATTATGATGCAGATGAAGCATTATCTTTTACTTCTTCTGATTGAGAAATCTTAGAATCTAGTTCATCCAACTTCTCGGCTATATGTGTTACGGTCCTCAATATCTCATTGAGGGCTGTTCTTTCTAATTCGTTCATTTACTTTGCCTTTCTTTTGTGATATAATTTGTTTAGATTTTTTTGTAAGCGCCTGACTTTTGTTAGGTGCTTTTTATGTCATCTTAGATCATCTATGCTGATTTCCAATGCATCAGCAATTTTCTTAACTGTGTCAAAATATAAATCTTTCACTTCTCCATCTCTTAAACGATAGATACCTGAGGGCCCGATGCCCGCTTTCAAGCAAAGTTTATAAATTGTCCAATTTTTCTCCGAAAGTTTTTTGGATATTTTTTCCCAAAGCATTTATTTTCTCCTTTCAAAAAATACTATATATTGTATTTAATAAATAAAGCGTTCACTTTCTACACAATATATTGACAATATATGTTTGAAATCATATAATATGTATTGACAAAGACCTCTCACTGTTTTAGTCAAAATTCAACAGAAAGAACGAAATAATAATTATGGATCCTAATCAATTTCAAGACTTCCTTCCTCTTGTTACAGGATTTTTAGGAGGAGCTACTTCAGCCGGTGTGTTCGCTGGGCCTATTCAAACATTACAAGATTGGTGGTATATCAATTATGGCCATAACGTTTCTAATCAAGCAGCATTATTGCGTGCAAAAAATGAAATTGATGTTGAGAATCTCAGAAATAGCACGCTTCAAGAAGTGGCAACTATCCCACCAGAGAATATTCAAGAACCACCCTTAAAAATATTAGGCCCTGCTTTGGAAGCATCTAAGTATTATATTGAAGAAGAAGAGCTACGCTCTATGTTCGCAAAAATATTATCTAGTTCATTTGATAATCGGTAAAACTCGGTTATCCACCCCTCCTTCGTTGAGATCATTAAGCAACTAGATGTCACAGATGCACGTATTCTCCAATTCCTAAAAGAACATGGCTACGTAACAGACTCCCCAATTCCTTGCATGAAAGCTGTAGTAAAGTCTGACGAAGGAACTAGAATAATATTTCCAATCATCTACTTCATAGAGGGAACTGAGGGGATTGATCAACTCGCTCCTTCTTTAACAAACTTAGAGCGTCTAGGTTTGGTAAGAATTAAAAGTGACACATATTCTGCGAACGATTCGAACTATGATTTCATTAGAAATAACTCTCTTGTTCAACATGTTCTTGAAGATTATCCAGAAGTTAGCATTGAAAAAATGTGTTTTTCCATCACTCCTCTTGGGAAGAATTTTTTGGAAGTCTGCTTGTAATCGATTTGGCAAATTCTTCTACACTTGATTTTTCAAAATCCATATATTTTTTATATAAAATATTCACTCTGTGTATATGGTAGTGCATCATGGTTGTTGAAACGATAAAAGATGTTAATATTGAAATGATTAATGTTTCCATAATATCTCCTTATTTTTAAGTATTTACCTCTCTGGTATAATTCATTTGTTTTTCCTTTCTAAAAGCCTAATCGCTTCGCTAATGCCTTGTCCGACTCTATCTCGGCAAGGCTTATTTTTTTAGCACGGTAGCGGTTGAGTTGCTTCCATTTCCAGAACTTGCGGAAACCCTCATAGTCTACAAACATCAGCTTGTGCGTCGGATTGAAGACATATTGCTCGAATTCTGCATTTTCTCGCATTTCTTTGACAAATTGCTTTGCCGTTGGAAGTGTCAGCCCTTGCCACCTTTGCATTAGATGTTCATAATCTCCGCCTGTCGGTTCTTCCGTTCCGCCAGTTGGCGTATAGATAATTTCTTTTATCTTTACCTGTGGCATCTTCTCCCCTACCTTTCTTCAAAGACAGTCCAACTATCAGAGATAGATAGCTTTTTAGTGATCTCAAGCTTCAGGCTATCACTTCCATGCCCCTCCTTGAGAAGTCGGGTAATAGCAGCCGGTGTGACACTGGTAACTGTTGCCAAGTCTGACTGACTCCAACCTTTTTCGTTGATTCGGCATTTAACCAATTCGACCCATTTTTGGTGCTGTTGACTCATGTTTTCTCCTTTCTTTTTAAAAAACTGACACACCACGTTTATCCCAATACTCAATGAAATCTTGTTGGCCTTGTCCGTCATAACCGCAGGCAAAGAATGCTAGACCATAATTGCTTTCGCTTTCCATTTTTTCCTCTAAGATATCTTTGTTGGCAGCGCAAAATCTTTTAAGATTTTTTAATTCTTTTGCATTCGGATGAAACATTGTCCGATTATCCTTTTCGTTTACAACGTGGTAATTCCAACCCAAAACGGTCTTTTCGTACCTGTATCTCATTTTTGATTCTCCTTTCTTAATTAGAAAGTTAAAGAAATAGTAAATTATTTTATAAAAATGCTTGACAGTTTTAAACAAATAATTTAAAATGAAACCATAATTAAAAGACTTGATAAAACGTTATATCTATCAATTCAATGCGCTCGCCAAAGCTATTTAATTTTTAGATAAGTTTTTACAAGGTTTTTTACTAAATCTTTAACTTACAAAAACTATTTTAAATTATTTGTTTAATTTTGTCAATACTTTTATATAAATAATTTGAATATTTTTTGTCAATCTCTGAGAAAGGTTGATAAATCAATGTTCTTAACATTTGAAAGAATCAAAGAACTTGCTAAAAAACGTGGTTTGTCTTTAAATCAAGTGGAAGAAAAACTCGGATATAGCAAAAATACATTATATTCTTTAAAACGGCAAAAGGTAAGTTCTGACCGTCTTCAAGAAATCGCAGATTATTTCGGAGTATCTACTGACTACTTACTAGGTAGGACAGATAACCCAGCTATTGCAGGAGAAAAAGCTCCAGAGCATGAAATAGAACTTGATGACTTGGACGGCCGCATCATGCTGTTTGATGGCAAGCCCTTGTCCGATGATGACAAGCGAGCTATTAAGGGCATTATAGAGGGTTTTATGAATAGCAAGAGGGATAAGTGATGACAAGACAACGAAAGCTAAATAATAGAGAACTTGTCACTCACTTGGTTTCGAAGGGTGTTACTTTCAAAACGGTATCACAAGGTCAAGCTATTACCTTCCTGGATAAGAATAATTATTACTATAAGCTCGCTTCTTTTAGAAAAAATTTCAAAAAGAAAGATGGGAAATATTTAGATCTAGATTTTGCCTATCTGAAAGACCTTGCTTCTCTTGATATGAAGATTAGAAACATCTTGCTAAATATGGCTGTCAATGTCGAACATTTCATAAAAGTAGAGCTGTCCCGTCAAATTAATAACAACCCTTCCGAAGATGGGTATAGTATTCTAGTTGATTTCAAGCGTTCGAAATACGGAAACTATTACGAAATCACCAAGAGGAAATTTAAACAGTCACGATACCAAAGTGCAATGTACGAAAAAAGGAAGCGCGACTATCCATACTGGGCTTTACTTGAACATATGGACTACGGTTGCCTTATCAAGTTCGTTACATTCTACTACGATAAATACAAGCCCAAGTCATTAAAAAAAGCCTATGAATTAGGAGATGGTGCCAGACATATACGAAACGCCTGCGCTCATAACAGCGTATTATTGATAAATGTATTCGAAAAAAATGGTAAGTTATCAAACGTAAACGCTACTGTTTCTACCTTTGCTAAACAAGCTGACGTCCTTAAATACAAAAATTATAAGAAAGTAAATGATTTGATTTCGCTTTTTGTACTTGCGAAAGCCTATTGCTCGCCTGCAGTATTAAGCTTTCAAAAACAATTCATCGAAGAATTTTTAAAACGATGCAAGCGGTACGAATCATCATACCTGCGCAACCCTGAATTGACAAAAATGATGGTAATCTTTCAGAAAATCGTTGACATCTTATAATTTTTTGTGTTAGAATGGTTATAGTGTAAGACTGATTAAGTTCAGCGCCCTATTCACAATGCGTGCATTGCGAAGGGAATCCATACCAAAAGGAAGTCGGCTAGTCACTAGTCGGCTTTTTCTTTATTTTAAAGTTAGGATTTTTGAGATTATGACAGAAAAAGAATTATCGCGCCAGTACCATGTATAGCTCAATTTTTTTAGTCCGGATCAATGGGATGGTCTAGGTTTCTACGATTCAGAGACACAGACAATTTACTTGAATAGCGCCTTATCATCAGAGGAGCGTCACAAAGTGCTGCTACACGAGCTTGGTCATCTGGAACATATCAAGGCTGTTTATAACTATGCCTCTATACGTTGCGAGAATGAAGCTAACCGTTTCATGATCCGCCACCTGGTCCAGGAAGAACTGGCCCGCTATGATGATCCAGCAGCCTTTAATTGGGCGACTTTCGCTAATAAATATAATTTAAGAACCACTGCAGATGAAATCATGATACAAGATGAGTATTTGAAATTCGCTAGCGGTCTTTAAAATAAAAAAAACCCACATTCTCGGCCGGCAAGCTTGAATGTAGGGAAATCCTGTATAAGAAACAACCATTCAAAAGGTCGTTTTCTTGTACTCATTTTACCAAAAATGAGGAGAAAAAACAATGTGGATAGAGAAATTAGAAAACGGAAAATATAAATTTTTCGAAAGATACAAAGATCCATATACAGAGAAATGGCGCAGAGTCTCAGTGACACTAGATAGCGGCTCTAGTAGAGCCAAAAAAGAAGCTCAGAAGACTTTAGATGAAAAGATTGAGAATGTTCTCCAGAAGCTTACGACATCAGACAGGCTGTTTGCCGATGTCCTGGAAGAATGGTGGACATTTTACCAAAAGGAAGTCAGGCGGTCTAGCGTCCGTGCTCGTAAACCAGCATACAAAAGACTATCTAATAACTTTGCTGCCAATGTTCCGATCCGCAATATAGATGTCGCTTATATTAAGAGATATATTGCTAATTCTGACTACACAGCTTCTCAACTAAATCATATCAAAGTTGTCTTAAACGGAGTGTTTGATTATGCTCAAGAGCTAAGAATCATAACTGACAATCCTGCCAGGGCTACTACTCTTCCTAAACGTGTAATAACGCTGGAAAAGATGCAATCAGTCACCGAGAAATACCTGGAGCTAGAAGAACTAAATTTGCTCTTGAAAGAGCTATACAAAAGCACTAGGACATACAGAGCTGGGCTATTGGCTGAATTTATGTCTTTGAATGGCTACCGCATTGGTGAAGCTGTAGCTATCGAAAGACACAATTACCGCAAAGAAAGCAGAAAGCTGGATATACATGGCACATTAGATAGCATTGATAGAAACGCCAAGAAAGAACTAACGAAAACTATATCAAGCTACCGAACGACTAACTTGACTAACCGTGAAATCGAGATCATCGACGAGTTTATCAAACTAAATGAACTAACCACTAGTACGAACCCGGAACTCTCTGATACAGATTATATATTCCTCAACAACCATGGGAAGCCAATCCAAAGAAACGCTTTTAACATCACCCTGCAGAAAGCAAATCAGAGGTTGGATAAGCCGATTAATAAGCCCCTCAGCTCCCACATCTTTAGGCACACACTAATCAGCATGCTTGCTGAAAGAAATGTACCTATAAAAGCTATCATGGCAAGAGTCGGACATAAAGACTCTAATACTACCATGCAAATCTATACACATGTAACAAAGAGCATGAAATCCAATATAGAGAATATTCTAGACACAATTGCCAATGACCGAAAATAGATTTTTGCCCCTTGCTTGCCCCTTATAACAAATAAAAACCTTGCCAACAACGCTAAAACGTTGATATAGCAAGGTTTTTTAATTCCTA